CACCTTGTCACCGACCTTTAGTGCTGCCGTCAGGTACTACACTTTTGGCGGCGTAACAGCCGAGGGCGTGACCGTAAAGGCCACAGCTGCTGACCATGTTTTGAAGTTGTACGTTGACGGCGTATTTAGCCAGAACCTGACCAGCGGCCAGGCATCCGCTAGCATACCAATGCCAGTCGGCACCAAGAAACTGACCATAACTGCCCAAGAGCTGGGCAAAACTGTACAGACCACTGAAATCATCGTCGAGAAAGTGTCTTAGGTGAGCTATGTACGAAGATGGAGGCATTATAACTATACGCGGGCAGGAGCACTTCGCGGTCTTTAACACCGCCGCCCTGGAGGAATTGACAGAGAAATACGGCGGGCTTACGGAGCTTAGCGACAAATTGAAAATGACGCCTGCTAAAGCGGTTAGAGAAATAGCCTGGCTTATGGCCTTGCTTATATCACAGGGAACGGCTCTCAAAAAACTGCAGGAGGGCATTGATGGCAAAACTTTTAGCGCTGACGAAATTAAAATTCTCATGTCGCCAAAAGAGCTGATGGACCAAGCCGACCTGATAATCGAAATCATGAACAAGGGCATGGGGGACGACGGGGATCCTGTCGAGAACCAAGAGATTGATGAAGTGTTGGAGGAAATTGAGGCGTCAAAAAAGGAGCCGGGCGCAGAGGGATAAACCCTTTGCGCCTTGTCTTTTTGGGAATGCGGGCGGGCCTGACAGAGCGTGAAGCCTGGATGACGACCCCGGGCCGCATCCTTACTTTTTGGAAATGGACGTTGAATTATGATGGACTCCTGCATGGATTAGAACACAAGAAACAGGCTGGAGGTGAGGACTAATGGCATTAAGAGAAATAGGAGCCACGCTACGCTTGGACGGTGAAAAAGCCTTTAAAAAAGGTATAAACGATGCCGCCCGTGGCCTCCGGGTGCTGGATTCCGAGCTTAAAGCCAGTAGTGCGGGGTTCGCCGGGCAGGAGAAGTCACTGCAAAGCCTCACTGCCAAGGGCCAGATATTTGAGAAACGGGTAAAGCAGCAGAAAGAAGTCATCAACGCCCTGGCCAGAGCCGTCAAAGAGTCGGGCGAGATGTACGGCGAATCATCGGCCAAGACCGACGGATACCGGATCAAGCTCAACAACGCGACTGCGGCCCTGGCCAAGATGGAACGGGAGCTGGAGCAGAACAGCCAGGCCATGACCGAGTTGGGGCAGGACACCAATCGAGCCGCTCAGATGATGGACAAGTTGGAACGCAAGGCCAAGCAGATGAACGCGGCCCTTCGCAAGGCTGGTGAGGGGGTCGGCAACGCAGGCCAAAAGATGTCGATGGGTATTACTGCTCCGGTTGTAGCCGGCATTACTTTAGCTACCGAGGGGACGCGGGAGTTCCGTCAGGACTTGGGTAAGCTGGATGCCCAATTCAAGACCACCGGCGTGGGCGTGGAGACCGGGCGCAAGCTATTTACCGACTTCTACGGGCTACTTGGCGAAGATGATACCTCCATCGAGGCGGTTAACCACCTGGCTGAGATGACCAAAAAACAGAAAGAGCTGGCCGACTGGACCACCATCGCTACCGGCGTTTACTCCAAATTCGGCGACTCCCTGCCGCTTGAAGGGCTCACGGAGGCGGCCAATGAGACCGTAAAGGTTGGCAAAGTTACCGGCCCGCTGGCTGATGCGCTTAATTGGGTGGGGATAAACGAGGATGATGTCAACGCGAAGCTCGAAAAGATGAACAGTGAGCAGGAGCGCACAGCTTATCTGACCGACCTACTGGTGGGCAAATATCGGAAGATAGCACAGGAGTACCGGACCGTCAATGGCGTCGTCATCGAGGCCAATGAAGCACAGGCCGGGCTACGCCTTGAAATGGCCGACCTGGGGAACAAGCTAGAGCCCATCGTCACCAAGGTTGTCCATGTTATCACCAAGATAGCGGATGCGTTTAACAGCCTCCCAGAGGGTATGCAGGACACTATCATAAAGTTTGGACTGATCGCCGCCGCCATCGGGCCGGTGCTTATGGCCGTGGGCAAGGCCATGGTATTCTTTGCCTTGTTCGGCGACAAGATGACCGGGATTATCGGTATCGGCGGCAAGCTGGTAACAGCCATCACTCGCATCGGGCCGGTGATAGCAGGGCTTGTCAGTCCGGTAGGAATAGCCGTAGCAGCTGTTGTAGGGCTGATAGCAATCTTCGCCAAGCTCTGGCAAACGTCGCCCAAGTTTAGGGCTTGGGTGCGCGAAATAGGCCAAGCGCTAGAGAACGGTTGGAAAGACATCATGAATAACAAAATCAAGGAACTGAACTGGTTTATCGACCAGCTCAATCGACTGCCGAAAGTAAACATCGGCAAACTTGATTATATGGTCAAGGACAGCGGCACCAGCGGCTTTGCTGATTTCCGGCAATTGGACCGCTACGCCGGCGGCACCAACTACCATCCCGGAGGCTTGGCTTGGGTCGGAGAAAAAGGGCCAGAGCTGGTCAACCTACCGCGGGGATCGCAAGTGCTGACTAATCAACAATCGATGGCAATGGCTGGCGGCGGCGCAGGCAACATATTGGGCACCGTCATCCATGAGTTTAGAACCATGGACGGAAACATCGTGGCGAAGTTCGCCGAAGAAATACGGACAGGCAACCGCAGACTGCCGCAAGGCGTGACGTCACTGCCATTCGGCTATTAGGGGGTTAGGGTATGGCATTTACATGGGGAACCACCGAAATCTACATAGTACGAGACACCTATATGCCGCCATGGGGCGAGTCTCCCATCGTAGAGATAGCCCTGGCCCCGGACCCCGAGAACTTAACCGCGGCATGCACGGTCATCCAGCAGCAGGGCAAGAAGCGCGACAACATGACCCTGGCCACCTATGTCAAGGATTACTCAATCTATCAGGCTATGCTGGCGGATCAGGTCACCGGCACCGTGCGGACATTTACCGGGCCGGATGCAACTATGACCGCGGTCATATCGACCATCACCCCGGCCACCCGGAAGATATACCCGACTCGCTGGGAGTTTACCATCACACTGATGGAGGCAACGCCATGATTACCATACCACCTGAGATACTGGCCTTAATCAAATCCCGCCAGCAGATCGGCGCCAATCGTCCCACGGCCGTCATCGAGTTTGGGGGGCAGCCGTCAACAGCCAGCCTCAAAAATCCAAACGAGTGGACAACATGGCGTATATTCACTACTGGCGACCGGGGCCATGGCAACATATGCGAAACCTCGGACGGCCGGGCGGTTGTGGCCTATACCTCCAACGCCGACAAGTCGGTCAATGTGGCGTTTGCTCCGACTGTACCGGGGGTACTGGACGGGACAGAGACTTTTGCCGTGGGGGCTGCTGTCAAGCTGGCAAGCGGCTACGCTGATATACAACCGAGGTGTAGTATTAATCTGGTCAATGGCAAGCTGCGGCTGATCGTATATTACTACAATGCGGTAACGCTAAAGTATGCGGGGGAGTATTGGGCAGACTCAGACGGCAGAGGGTTAGATCTCGCTAAAGTGTCCGATATATCGCTAGATTTGGGCTACGACGCGTATAGTGCGGGCGGGATACCAACTTTGGTGGAGATGCTTAGTAACGGCAAATTAGCGGTCCTGATGCCATATTGGACATCTGGTACTCTACGCAATATGGGCAACAAGGCGTTTTCTTCCAGTAATGATGGCTTGACCTGGGATGAAGGAGCTATCTTTAATCCTGGGAGTATAAACTGGATAACATCTTTACATTCGCGGAATTTTTTTAGTTTTAGTGATGCAAGTTTTTTAACTTTGCGAACCGCAAGCACCACAAATGGCGGCGGATTATATTGGACTAACTCAGGGGACGCACTCCAAAGAGTAGGTTGGATAGGAGACTATCGTCCCTATGGAGCCGCGTGGGAGCGAGTAGATGATAAAATATATATGGTATATACAAGGACAGGAGTTGATAATCCGTACGGCTCCAACCCCTGCGTAGTGTTGGAGTATATCGGCCCAGAGCCAGTGACGCCCCAGTCTCTTGTGAATACTGATAACTATCAACTAATCAAGGACATTAAAAATGATGTTGGCATAGATGATAGTCAACATTTCTTGTTGAAAACAAAAGACGCCCTCATTCTGCAGGGCAGTTCTGCTGGACAGATCAGTGGGGCGGGGACCATGGTCAGCACTCAGAGCCTGAAGCCCAAATTGGTGACGATCAGCCGCAGCAAGGGGTCAGCCTCACAACTCTCCTGCTCGTTTGCTAACACCAATGGGCAGTACGCTCCCGACCCGACTGGGCCGTGGAATTTTGTTATGTGGCCCAACAACTCCATTGTGGCCAAACTGGGCTATGGCCAGTATTTGCCGCAGGTGTTTGCGGGGTACCCGGACGATGTGCGCATGGAGACGCCGCCACAGATGATAAGCATCACGGCCCGGGACAGGAGCAAGTTGGCACTTGACCAGATATGCCAGTGGACTTGGGATGGCGTGACCTACTATGACGGGGCCTGGGCCGCCCAAGCTCCGGAGACTATAGCGACTGCCCTCTTTACCATGGCCGGGTTTGCCGCGGCTGATATTATCGTTGATGTTACCGGGCTTGTGACACCCGAGTTTCGATTCAACCAACAGACATACGCCGACCTCCTGCAATCGCTGGCAGAAAAGAATGGCTGCGAGTGGTATTGCGATGAGCAGGGCAAGGGCTATTTTGTGTTGGTCGAGTATCCGCCGGCAACCCCCGCCTATGAATTTGTCGCGGGTGTGGATATTTTCAGTCTGGGCTACACCATCAGCGACGCTGAGATATACCGAGATGTGATAGTAACCGCCCAGGATGCTGACGGCAATACGGTCTCAGCCAAGGCCACATGGTCAGCGGCTGACTACTACGGCCTGCCAGCCCACAAGACCCTGCTGGTGACCGCCTCAGACATCGTACAGACCGAGGCGGGGTGCCTGGAGCTGGCCAATAAGCTACTTACGGCCATGACCACCAAGCCCCGACAGGTTGAGTTTGTCGCTACGGGCTTGCCCAACTTGCAGATCGGGGACTGCATCAAAGTCACTGAGGCCAGCAGCACCATATCGGAGATATATAGGGTCTATGAGTTCGAGCACCAGTTTGACGCGGAGGGCAGCCCGGTGTTTGCAACCGCCATCCGTTGTTACTGGTACGCTCACGGGTAGGAGTGATGATATGACGAGCATAGCCAAGACCATCAAAGACCAGACCGATAGCATATTGAGGCGTCGACAAGTTGCACCGGGGTCTAGCGTGACGGTGCGGGGCGGCACTACCGAGCCGGGGACGGGGGCTGGCACCCCGCCGGAGATAGTTGACCCTAACAGCGACCTGACCGCACACAAGGCATCTGCAGACCATGACGGCCGGTACTATACTGAGGCGGAGGTTGACGCTTTGGTCGCAAATGCGGGCGCAAACTGGGAACCCTTGACGGATGGTAATAGTAATTTCGTATTTTACGCCGGAGATATTGTAATGGGGAAGGTGATGTAAATGGCGAAGCTTGAGGATATATCGACACCCAGTTTGACCTACGACGAAGGGGCCGCGCCAGC